ATCGGACAGTAATTTCGCTGACGTGTTGTCCCGTGGCCGTGGTTCCTGCCCCACCTGCTGTCACCGTTACGGCCCCGGCAGAGGTGATCGTGCCTGCCAGGTCTCCAGCTGTTCCTGCCGTGGTGCTAATCACGCTTGAGAAGTTGGGCACAGCACCGACAGTCGGAGCTGCCGAAGGGACAGCATCTCCGGCGGTGTAAGACTGACTAAAAGAAAAGGAGCTCCCAGGTGTGTCCTGCGTCGCGGAAATAGTGCCAGGTGCATAGACCCCTGAAGTGATAGTCCCCGCAGAAATGGTGTTTGCAGTTGTGCCGTCTGTTGTGTCTACCCCATTACCACTAATGGAGAATGAAGAACCAAGCCGGGTCGCATTGGTTGCAGCAGCATCGACAGTCAACTGCACTGAGCTTTGAAGTTTATGAGTGATATCAGCGTAAGCAGGTGCTCCCGCAAAAGCGATAATCACAAGCAACCGCCACATAACAAATCCTCGTTCGTATATTGATCTTAATAGAAGCACATTCAGTATAAAATGTTGAAATGAAAGATGATGACTCACAGTTTTCTTTTAGGGATCTTCTAACTACCCTTGTCCCCGCTGGTGTCCTTTCGTGGGCACTTGCGATGTTGACTGCAAGTTACATGGGTTATGCCAAGATCGATGCGGCGTTTATTTCATCACTGGTGACATCAGTTTTAGCCGTGTATGGAATATCAAGAAAAGATGATAAAGAAACTAGAAAGCCAGAAAAGAAGTTTATAGTCGAGTCAAAGGACCAAACACCACCAACTAAATGACGCTAGGTCGGCCAGGTGATTGCCTAGACCTGGCCACGATCACCGATACACAGCTATTAGAGGAGCCAAGGGCCGTAGAGGATTTGGCTCCAGATCAGTACGCCATTGTCTTGAAAGACAGGCATCTGAAAAATTGTCTCGTTTGCGAGACCATAGAAAGCTATACAAAAATAAAAATGACCCTGGGGACCTGGTGGGTCAGAAATGAAGACTGGATCGATAGCAATATTTTGACGACGCCCCCTCCTTATTTAGAGTCAGAGGGCTTCAGGTTTTTGCCAGACACACCTTATATACACCACCCGTACAACGGAGTCAGTAATGCTGCAAAGTCCTTGTCCTGCACCTTAGGAGCGTGTCTTCTGCAACAAAAACTCTTTAATAAAGAGACTTATGAAGAGTATGTAAGCAGGGTTGACAAGCATGGCGATCCTTCGAAAGCCACCACACACCTCGATGTTCTACGGCAGATGGGTATTCCCATGAAGTTTGTGAGGGATTTGGATGCGAGCGATATTAAAGAGACGATCGACCAGGGTCGGAGCGTTCCGGTGGGTCTAGTGATCAAAGGAACACCCGAGCGACCACGGGGCTTCACGTACTGCATCCTGATCTATGGGTATAGCGACACGCATTGGCTGGCGCACGATTCCGTTGGCCGCGCTGACATTCAAAGGGGGTTTTGGGTTTCCAACGAAGAAGGCAGCGGCGAGGCAGTGACCTATGACATCGAGGAATCGCGTAACCGCATTTTTTTTGGGGGTGGGTGCAGCGCTTTTGCGTGGCTGAATTGCCAAAAAAATTAAGCTATACTTAGCACGAACGCCATAAACAAGATGGAAGAAATCTTTTCTGACACTGAAAAGCAACTCCTTAAGCAGCAAGAAGAGCTGGCTGAATTCATCAAAACTGGTGAAGCTGAGCTGATGCGCAATAAAGAGCTGTACCTCAAAGTCACTGGAGCACTTGAAGGTGTTGCTATTGTCCGGGGACGTATTTCAGAGTTGAATTCAAACACCGAGGAAATTTTTGACCGTTGAGATGTTGAAAGACATTAACAAAAACCGATACAATGCGCTCTGTTTAGTCGCAGATCACATTTGTCCGTCAGAGCCTTCTCGTGAGATGCGGCTCGATGCAATTATTAGAGACGTTCCTGACGAAGATTTGCGTTGGGTCCTAGGTAGATTGCACTATTTTTTACTAAAAATTATCGAAGATTCTGACTACGATCCTGCAGAAGATATTGAAAATTTAGATTCAATTGGCCTCACTGATTGATGGGAGCGGAGGGACTTGAACCCTCACAGCCTTGTAATGCCAACGGATTTTAAGTCCGGTGCGTCTACCGATTCCGCCACGCTCCCTTGATCAGGAGCATAGCAAAACTACAAGTGTGTGCAGCATACAGTTTTGACAAGGTTGGAATACTAAACGTGTTTCATTGCGAGCAAGATCTTCTAGTCAATCTCATTGTCCTAACCCCGAAGCTTGCAAGGCGAAAATTTCGACATTACATTTTCGCTTCTTGGGATTGGGCCTGTGCCTACTGCGGTAAACATCTAACTCAAGACACCGCAACTATCGACCACATCCTTCCAAAACACAAGGGTGGCCACAACGTTAGATCAAATATGTGTTGTTGCTGCTCGTCGTGTAATAGATCAAAAGGCTCCAGGCTATTGGAAGAGTGGTACACCGAAGATAACATGCACTTTACTGAAGAGAGGTCAGTTAAAATCAAGGAGTGGTTAGAGCAAAAACCAAACTCTATAAAACTACCGAGCACGGACTCCTCTCAAGCGTATATTGACGATGATTTCTCAATCAGCTGGATCTCTGTCTAAAGAACAGTTTCTTGCAGACTTTCTTGAGCGCATGAAAGAGAAGCGCGTGCCTGGTCCTGGCGATACTGCCATGAAGGGAGAAGTCCGTAATGACATCATCGGTAAGGTCGAGAGAGGCGTCCTGAAGGTCTGATATGGCTGATAGAGCAAAGGCGAAACGGCTTGCCAAGGAGCAGATGAAATGCAACAAGCCCAAGAAAACTCCTGACCATAAGACCAAATCTCATGTTGTGAAGGCCTGCAAAGACGGTGAGGAGAAGATCATTCGTTTTGGTCAGCAAGGTGTAAAGGGAGCTGGAAAGAATCCTAAAACTGCAAAAGAGAAAGCGCGTAAGGCCTCTTACTATGCAAGGCATGATGCTCAGGATTCAAAGCCAGACAAAATGTCTGCTCGCTATTGGAGCCACAAAGTTAAATGGTGATTTGACATGAAAGACAAGGTTGAAAAGGTAATGTCAGAGTTCAAAGCAGGTGAACTCAAATCCAGCAGTGGTAAGAAAGTAACAAGTCGCAAACAGGCCCTCGCTATTGCGTTGGCAATGAAGCAAAAAGGTCGCTCAAATTAGAGACCAGCTGCGCCACCACTTAGTAATTACATACTTATCGCCCTGTTTTGGTGGGAAAGCTTCGTGCATTGTTTTGAAATTTGGTACACCGTTTTTGTAGAGATTATTCCACGCAAGAAGTAGACCACGCTTCGGCTTGACTGTAAGCTTCAAGTGTTTGAACCATGTCTCACCACCTTCTTCGACATCATTCAGGTATATCATTGTGGTCCAGGTTCTTTGACCCATCCATTCGCAATATACTTTATACTCTTTGGTCAGAGGATCGAAAAAATCCCAGTGTTCCTTAAAGTATTGCCCTGGTTTGTACTTCTGCGCTTGCATCACCTCGCCAAGAAACGGCTCTAATCCCATAAATTCGCTAATTTTTTTATCTAGACTTAAATAAAAATCGTTGTCGAAGTAGTGCAAGTCAGCAGTTGTGCTTGTCCTATAAGAACTTACGTGGTTACTGTCTGTCTCGTCAGACACTGTTGATGGCCTGAGGTTTTGATTCATAAGCCCGATCAATTGATCACATTCAACTTGACTTAGAAAATCTTCCTGTTTGTAAATTTGCGTGAAAGGATAGCTTATTTTTTCTGCTTTCTTGGTGATCGGGCAGTCATAAAAATCTTTATACCTGATGCTCTTTGGTTTGGTTTTCAGTGAGCACTCATCAAGTGCATCGTTGATGTATTTATCACTGCAACCGTACTTTTCAGTCAGAGTCCTAAGCAGCTGCGTTTTGCTTACGCCTCCAATAGCACCAGTAAGAAGTTCACGTTGAAATTCAGTATCGTCCATTGTCTCGGAGGACCTTTCGTACAATATAGATGGTAATTTAGTTCTGAACTATGGGGCTGTGCGTCCTAACATTTTCAGTGTTATTCGCAGGTGCCTACTGGATAGCTCGGAATACCCTTAAGAAATGCACCCCCGATCATGAAGTCCAGAGCAGCAGAACGCTTTCTAGAAGAGTACGTAAAGGACGCTGGACTAGGTCTTGAGTCTACTGATGTTGATCCTGGCCGCCAGCTTCCAGAGGAGCTGAGTGATTTAAGGGAAACCGCCATGATGGATGTCAGACCTGATCTGCTTGTCAGTTAATTAAGCGCTGGTAAGATAGATCCAAGGTAGGTAATTACCATGGATGCATTAGAGCTTCCCGTGGACGTTGAATTTCAAATCCACGCAGCATCTCTGGCCATTCAAGGCATGGATCGAGATGAGTTAGAAGAGGCGTTTATCGAAATGCTTCATCAAAAAGCTCTTGACCGTCAGATGTTCCTAGGAATTCTGAAAGACCACGGCATCGATGCCGATATCAAGTTCAACTTTTCCACTATTGGACAAATCTCTTAATAGCCATGGCTGATCGTATTGTTACGGGTACTCTCGACACATTTTCAGTTGACTCTGGAAGTGACGTCACTTACAAAGGTGCGGGTGTTGGTAACGATACCGGGCTGAGTCAGCGTGCTTTTGAAGTCAACCCCAGCTCCACCGGCGATATCACGGTCACACTGGACCGTTCTGCTGGCGTCCTTTCCATGGAGATCTTCCAGGATGACGACCACTCAGCAGGCTCAGCACCTTCTGGATATCAGAAAGCTTTCAACGTTGCACAGGCTGGTAAAGGCAAAGGCGCAGTCGGCTTGACCGTGACGAACGCTGCCAAGAATTACATTGTCCTGCTGAAGCTGGACGGTTATTCTGAGGTCAGCTACATCGCCAAGGTTGTCGTCCCGTAAGAAACAACGTGTTTGGAAAGAACACCCTTTTCTTACGGAAAAAGGTATTCAACTAATCAAACAATACACACCGCCCCGTACTGCTATCGGTATGGGGCGTTTTGCTTCGTATAGAGAGTACGGTGAAAGGTTTTGGCGCGTCGGCTACGGGAGCCAACAGGTGTTTGGCCGTGCAGTTTCCATGCATGACAAGCTATATACCAATGAGATTGAGGAGCAGCTTGAGAAAGACTTGGAGATTTTCTCGGATCAGGTGCAGCAGTACGTCTATGTGCCCCTCAACAGGAATAGAAAGGGTGCTGTTCTGAGCTTCGCGCACAGCCTCGGCATTATTGGTTTTAAAAACTCGCGCCTTTTAGAACTTATAAATAGTCACGCGAGTAAAAGAGAGATAATCAAAGAGTGGAGTCCTTACATCAATAAGTATTGGCTGTCGGGCGGCGACCTAATGAGAGATCGGCGCCGCACAGAATTGAATACATATTTTGCCGCAGACGCCAAAATCCCATCATTTGTTCGCCATGACTGCCACACATCAATATGCCTTCTAAATTTGCCAGAGACTTACACAGGAGCTCCCTCCCAGGTAAAAGCAGTCGAGTATTTGGAGAAAAAAATTAAGGAGTGGGATCCTTCTGGTCATGTGATTCGTCGTTTTTATCGACTTTGGTCCACTCCACCTCGCGGTTTAGGTAATCAAGAGCGTCCGGGTCGAGATCCTTTAGACGATCAATAGCATCAAGAATAGCCAAGTAAGGAGTGTAACCAGCTATAAAATCTTCATACTCCATTGTCAGATTTTTGGGCTAAAGCAATTTTGAGAAGCACGAGGTATCCAATCAGATCGACGATGACGTCTTCATCTTCGTCGAGAAGACCAGCGCCTTGTTGAATACGATTCAGTTTATCGTCAATCCTCACTAAAATTTGTTCGACACTATCGGATTTACTGAAGATTCGAACAGGCTTCAGTGCTGAGTTGCCATACTTTCGATTCTTGTACAGCAGCAGCTCTTTGATGTCATCACAGATGGCACTGATTTGCGATTGTGTCTCAGTGAGGGTCATTAGAATGTAAGGATGAACGACCAATTAAGCCAAGCATACGATATCGATAACCGCCGTGCAGGTAGTTATACTGTCAAACCCGGACAGGATATTTCTGCGACCGATAATGAAAGTGCAAAGAGCTTTCTAAAAAGGTTTACAGAAGCCAAGAAAGACGATGAAGCCTTTAACGTGAAAGCATCAAGGGCAGAGGATGATAGGTTTGTTTTCCGTAATGGTAGCTTCAGAAATCTTTTCAGAGCTACCGGATAACTCGACCAATTGTCGAAAAAATAGACTCAAACTTGTCAATTTGAGAAAAGCCTAAGTCTGCTGGCGGCAAGTAAGCGAAATACCCCCAGTACATCGGTGATTTAAGGGTGAAGTATTTTCTTCCATGGATGAGGTTTGCCCTATCTTTTGGAAAACAAAGAGGGAAATCCCATATCTCGGGACAAGTTCTGAGCATCTCTGGATACGTCGTATAGAAAAGTGCTTCAGGAATATTCCTAAGCTTCCACTCCTTGACAAGGCGTCTAAACCAGATCACTGAGGGCGCTTTAGACACACTTCCCCCGCGTGGACTCCACCTCCAAGTGCCTCGTTGTTTGCTGTACGTGCAGCGTCCATAGGTTGGAGGAAATAAGTAAGTCTTGCCAGTCCATGGAGCTTCAATATTTAGACCATCATCATCGAGAGTATATATCTGTTTCGCACGGAGAAACTGCTGATTTGCATCGTGCGTGCTACAGGGGTCAAGATCGAGATCTCCAAGCAACGCATGAATCAAAGGTAAATAGTCACAAGGAGTCAGCCAATCCTCGCGGATGTGGCCGATCTTCCCGTAGACGTTCCTAAGCGAACGCCATTTTGCTCTGTGCTTCACAAGAGAAGGAAGTCGCTATTGACGTCGTCGTGGCGGTAGTGAATGAGAGCAAGCTCGGTATCGTCCTGAACCAAGAAGAGAGACTCTTTATTGGGATCGATCTGCTCGGCCCTGCGAATTGCTCCTTGAAAGACAGAAGAAACACTCTCTTGGTCGCGATAGTCCTCCAGAGCACTGATGAGAGCGTCAACGCAGAGATAAAACATGCTGTCTTTGTCGTTGGCGGACGGCTTGAAGACAAGCACGCCTGGCCCTTCTGCGTTATAGAACTTTCCGTAGTACTCACACATGTCGGCGCAGATGCGCTCAATTGTGAGCTTCATCAGTGTTTCTTCTGTTTCACCGGTGGTGTTCTGAAGAAGTTTGGTGAGAAGTTTGTTACGACGGTTTGACATAATATTCCTCAGATAAACCAGTTTAGCAAGTTTTTTCTGCTGCTACTTCAGTTTTCTCCTCCTCCAGCTTGATGAAGTTGCTCAGTCCTGAGCGCTTTAGGGTTTCCAGTAATTTGGGAAGCGGTTTATACAACACAACTGCTTTTTGCATATTGCCGATTTTTTTTATCAGCTTGCCATCAGCATCTCTGAGCTTGGTCAATTCACCCTGCCTAATCAAGTACTCCGCCACGCAGCGGTAACGACGTTTTTCAGCAAGATTAATTTCAGGATACCGGTCACAGATGGTACTGATTTTCATGTCACTGAACGTGATCCGGATCTGGTCAGCAAGAGAAAGACCAAGAACGAGGTCCGATGTGCTTGTTTCGTATCCGCAGACCAGTTCTAGGTAGCGCCTCAAGTCAGGCGTCTCGAAACTGCCTGAAGGAGGTATAAACATCTCTACCTGCTTTGCTAGAGATGGGACTAAGGTGGTGGCGTAGTTTTCTACCGTGACGGTACTGATATCTAGATCAGCAAATCGGTAGCTTTGGTACGAGTTTGCGGTCGAGGGAGTCGGTTCAAACTCGGTCCTATTTAAAACGTCAAGCCAGTCCTCCTGATTTTCCGTCATTGGAGAACGTTGTCTTGATTAATCTTAGCGAATTTTTTTTGTTCGTCCCATTGACGCTGGTGCTCAAGGATTAGGACCAATTCGTAGTATTCACGGATAGGGCGAAAGTAGTCTTTGAACTTGATCGATTTAAACCAATGTGGGCCATGCGTCTCTGACAGCCGTTTTTTTGCTTTTTCCGTGTCACCACCGTAGTTTTCAGCTTCCCATATGGCTTTTGCCAGATTCTTCTGTTGGTTTGTCATCAAGCTAAGAAGCTCTTTCGTGGACAGATCTGCTATGAGCTCGCTAAACTCAGTAATAAAAGGGTATTTATCAAGATGCGCCGCCCCATCACTTATGCCGAGCTGTTGTTGGTGCTGATTCTCGCTCCCGTCGGCGTTTATACTGCCCAAAGTGTTTACGGGTTTGTGACAGATAGAATCAGTATAGAAATTAGAGTGAAATAAAACAATGGGAGG